TGAGCCACTAGTACCATCTGTACCGCTAGTACCGCTTGAGCCGCTTGAGCCGCTAGTGCCATCAGTACCGCTTGTGCCATCAGTACCGCTTGTGCCATCAGTACCGCTTGTGCCACTTGTTCCGCTTGAACCACTTGTTCCGCTTGAACCACTTGAGCCACTACTGCCACTACTGCCACTAGTACCATCAGTACCGCTAGTACCGCTTGAGCCACTAGTACCATCTGTGCCACTTGTGCCATCAGTGCCACTTGTGCCATCAGTGCCGCTAGTGCCATCAGTACCACTAGTGCCACTAGTGCCACTAGTGCCACTTGTTCCGCTTGAGCCGCTGGTGCCATCAGTACCGCTTGTGCCACTTGTTCCGCTTGAGCCGCTGGTGCCATCAGTGCCACTTGTGCCACTTGTACCGCTTGAGCCGCTGGTGCCATCAGTACCGCTAGTACCACTTGTTCCGCTTGAACCGCTTGAGCCACTACTGCCACTAGTGCCATCAGTACCGCTAGTACCGCTAGTGCCGCTTGTACCGCTGGTGCCATCAGTACCGCTAGTACCACTTGTTCCGCTTGAACCGCTTGAGCCACTACTGCCACTAGTGCCATCTGTGCCGCTAGTACCACTTGTGCCGCTGGTGCCATCAGTACCGCTGGTGCCATCAGTACCGCTAGTACCACTGCTACCACTCGTTCCACTGGAACCATTACCTATAACTTGGTCAACTTCAATTATTTCGGTTGGAGGACAAGCGCCAGTTGAAGTCTCAATAATTTCGACTGTCCCGCATACGCCAGAAAGAATTACTTCTACAACTGTATCAGACATATTATGATAATGTTGAAATATTAGTGTCTACGTTTGCTGTTCCTTTTAGTATTTTTTGAATTGTGTTGTCTGCGTATTTTACTAATACGTCATATTTCAAAGGGCCAGGATGCAGAACAGCAGTTTGGGCCGCAGTTAAAGTCAGCTTAATTAAACCAGAAGCAGGAGTAATTTTAGTGACCGTGAAAGTTTGAAGAGTAGGAAAATAATAATCTTGTTTGATTTCTGCGTCAATTATGGCATTTGTTACATCAATAGTTGTTCCAGTATCATCCTTTAAAGTTAAAACTAAACAGAAATCTACATTTCTTTCGATTGAAATATTGTAGGTAGAGGCTGACATAGCGGCTTAGTAGAATTTACACAAAAAGCGCACCATAAAAGATGCGCTTTTAATTTTTAATTTTAATTAAATTTATCCTGTAGAGCCAGTAGCCAAAGTATTTAAAACTTCTCCAACCATATTTTTTGCAACAACTTGATTTGGAGCGGCTTGATAAGAATTATAAGCATAAACAAGTTTGCCAAGTTCGGTAAAATGATCTTTAGACATTTGAACAAACTGTTTGCTCACTTCATTACCATTCAAGAAAGTAACAGAAGAATCTTCATCTCTAATTGAGACGACATTGTTTGTTGGCGTTGAACTCCCAATTGTTTTAATGGCATTGCGCGATTTCTTTTTGTAATAATGCATCAAATAAAGATGCGTCAAAATAGTTTGTTCTTCTAAACCAATATCAGAAGCTCCAGAATAATTAGTATAAATAAGATTATTTAATTGTCCAAGATTAGCTTCGATCCAGCCCGAAATCATACTAATGTTTGTTTCGTTAGTATCAGCGTCAAATTCGTAAAAAAATATTCCACTCGCGATTTGTTCGATATTAGCCATTTAAAACTTGATTTAATTTTTGTCTATCTTCGTCAGAGAAAATTTGTTTTGGCTGCGGTTGAGGGATAAAGTACCCTCTATTAGCAACATTTTGCGTATCAAATTGGCGAAGCAGTTTTTGTTTCAGTTTTGGTTTGCTTCCAGAAGGATCAATTTTTAATTTAGCTGCTAAAGTTTTCATTTCCAAATCCGACATATTTTCTAGATTTTCTTCAAAAATTTTACGATTAGCAGTTTTAAAAATATTAACTTCGTCAATTCCAAGAGTTTTTTCTAATTTTCTAATTTTATCCCTATATTCAACAGAATTCTTGTCTTTTATAGAATTAATCTCATCAATTAAACTATTCTTTTTTGGAGTCTTATCTTGTCCTGTAGAGATGTTCATATAAGATAATACTCTATATTTTACACATTTCTATTATATAGAGAATAAAAAACCCGCCCCTTTCGAGGCGGGTTTTGTAGTAAGATTTCTATTAGACAATCTTACCGACGAGGGCGCGGGTATCAAGGATAATACGACCCTCTTCCATCGAGCCGAAGTAGCCAATCTTGTTCTGACGGATGCTGTATTGGTCATCCGCGACAAGTGTGAATTCGGCGCTTGAATCTGGATCTGTAGCAACAACACGAAGCAGTGATTCGCGACTACGATCAATGCCAACAAGAATTTCTTCTGTTGAGCCATCAAAGGTGTCGGAGCCTGTGCCGTCAGCTTTTGTGAAAGCTGTGCTGCCAGCAGCAGTGTCGAAGATGGTGTTGAATTTCTGATTCTTGCCCATTTCAGCGAACTCAAGAATCGAAACACCATAAAAGCTGGGAATACCAGCGCTGCCGTAGATTGCTGAACGAACTTCGTCTGTGGCAGGAATGCCAACTGTTGAAGCTGTTCCGCCCGAATCTGTTACGCCGCTAACCGTGTTAATTGGGTTATAGGCCATAGCACGGATTTGCTCAACAACTTCTGGAGAAACCAGAAGGTCAGTTAAGCCAGCGCGAGCACCACCAGCAACAGTTCCTTTTGCCCAGGAAGTGTTGATGCGTTTGGCGAGTGTCAGAAGCTCGTTAAGGTCAGCCAGAAGGAAACGACCAGTCTGATTGGACCATTGAACGTGCTTTTTACCATTCGTTTCAGCGGCTGCAAGAACAGACATTACCAAATTGGCCGAAGTGCGATCTTGCTTGAGCAAGATTTCTTGAGCCATACGGGTGAATGTCTTGGCAACTACATCCATACGATGCTTGGCAGCGTACTTGCGATCAAACGAAAGGGCGCTATCAAGAGTATAGGTGGTGATTTTCATCTCCGATACTGTTGGCAGCACTTGATTGGTTGGAAGACCTCCTGCTACTGACTGGGAATATACAGTGATGTAATCTTCGTCATTGATATCGAAGTAGAGATCAAGAGGAATGCTGGGATTATCGTCCGCGTTAAAAGGCAGAGTTGTGAACAGGTTGCTCAGTGTAGGAGCGTTGTTAACAACTTCAGCTAAAACGGGGCCAATGAATTCAGCGAGGGCGACTTGAGCATCATAAGCAACAGTGCGATTGCGGCTCGCCATTGCTTTGATCAGCTCAAGTTGTTCTGGAGTGCGCTTTAAGGTGATTTTCATTTAAATATTTTCCTTTCTTATTACATGCGCAGACCAACTACGGCAAATGTGCCAGAGAACTGGTCGTTGAGGTTGGCGGTTGATGTGAGGGGTGAGCGCGAGCCAGTACCGAGAACGATACCAAGCTTACCAGCATCACTGTGGGCACAGCCAGTAACTTTTCCACCATTAGCGGAAAGTTTGAAGCCAGAACCTACGGTGAGTGTGCCGTCGATAGCATTAGCCCCAAGAGTGAAGATGCCGCGAGTAGCGACTGGAACGGCTTGGCCGGGCAGTACGCACATCAGCTCTTCAGCTTTTTGGCGATAATAGAGAAGTTTTTCGCCATTTTCGTCTGTTTTGGCAGTTTGGCGAAGAGTTATACCAAGGCAGTTAGTCGTGTCGCCAGAAGCGGCAGGAGTAACTTTCAGATTGACCTTGGGATATGAGTTGGCCCCAACGAAGGGGTAGTCAGTTTTTCCGAGGTAAGAATCGGAAGCGTAAGATACAGGGTCAAGGTCAAAGTTACCAGCGGAAACTTTGACGAAAACACCAGCATCGCCGCTGCCAACACCAGTTACACTCTCGTTGACAGCAGCGTCAACAAGGGCGTACATGTTTACCACGTCATGTTCGTCGTATTGACGGAATGGTAGGAGACGATTAGCCATATAGTTGTCCTTTAATTTGTTTACAGTTGTTTTTTGTTATTTAGAATAGCTTACGCTAATATTTTCACGGGAGAAAGCTTTTGCAAACTTCTCACGGAGAGTTGTTTCGACAGACAATTTGCTGTCTGGAGCAGTGTTCGTCGCTTTGGCGTTTTCTAGAGCCGCATCAACATCAGCTTTTTTCTCTTCTTTGGCTGGCTCCGTTGTTTCGACGGAAGCTTTGCTGACTTCTTTTAAACGAGCTTCGACTTGCTCTGAAATTTTCTTTTCGATTTCGTCCTGTTGAGCTTTGATGAAATCTTTATTTTTGTGCTTCCAGATAACGTTAAATTTTTCTTTGTAAGAAGCGAAAGATTCATCTGAAACATCAAGGGATTGAACTTCTGCGATGATAACTTTGCGATCTTCATCAGAAAGATCAAAAGCAGCATCGAGTTCAGCTACGCGAGCATTTTGACGAGCAAGAGCTTGTTCTTGAGCTTGAACTTCTTTAATTTTGTTAAGCTCTTCTTGCGCTTTTGAAAGCTCTGACTTCATTTGCTCTACTGATGCGACAGTCTCTTTGTACAATTTTTCAGCTTCTTCTTTTGCTGTTTTTTCTGCATTGAGAGACTCGCGATATTCTGCGTCCTTTTGTTTGATAGCTTCTGCGAATTGGCTTGTCATTGAAGCAACAGCCTCTTCGCCAAACTTTTTTTCTAAAAGAGCAGACTTAAGTTCTGAAATAAGTTTTTCTAAGTCCATATGATTTATATTTTTTACATTTTTTATTCCTAAAATGGAATTTGATTTTTTATTTCTCAGAAAAGCGGAAACCTCTTCTGTAAAATCCGCCAAGGCTTCTTCTGTTTCTAAATCTTGATTTTCGTCCATTTCTTCGTTTTCTTCATCTTCGGAATCTTTTAAAGAAATAGTTGCTTTATCCTCAAACGAAACAACACCATTGACTTGTGCAGCTGGATTGGTAGTAAAACCACCACCTAAAGGATAAATTTCTCCAACAATCAAACGATAAATAGGTGTACCATCGTTCATTTTGCCACTGCCACCTTTAGCTTTTAAAAACTGAGATAATTCTTGAATTTGAGCTGAATCAGTAACAATTTCCGCTTCTTTCAAAGACTGGCTTCCAATTGCAAGATAATAAGTGCTAAATCCAATTTCCCAACTGGCCGAAATAGAGTTGTTGAACTTATCATTTTTATCTGAGTTCCGAAGCATCAAAGAAGTAAATGATTTGTCTACTGTTCTATAAATAACTCCAGCAACAGAAAGGTAAATTGGATCAAGAGTTTGGGCTGCTTGCTCTTCTGTTATGAATTCGTTGGTTCCAAGTTTATTAAAAGAATAGTTTGTGATATGACCAACTACGCGTTTTTTATTATGTTCAATATTTAAATATTTATGCAGAAAACGCTTGGCAATTTTAGAAGCTGTTGCGCCAGAAATACCGTCTCCGTTATTGTTGATCATATTCGGAACAGCAAGGTTAAAAGAAACGCCAAGCAAATCAGGATTATTTTCAATATCTATATTTGGCGATAGTTTTTTTAATTCATCTAGAGATGCTTTTGAGATTTGAAAATCTTTGTCTCCAAGTTTGTGGCAGGCAACAGAAATGCCATCTAACTTTGTTTTATATTTAAAAGACATATCTTACTTTACAGCAGAATGATAAAAAATTGCAGCAGAATATTCATCTAGTAAAAATTTATCGGCGGTTTCCACGACTTCGTTCAGCGGCTTTAGTTTTTCAATTTCGTCAAAATTAGCTACGCATTTTTGCAAAACAGAAACCCAGTTTTCTTTTGTAGAAGCCGCGATTACTTTTTTACAAAGATCAATGACGTTGCCCTTTTGTTGCTTGGAAAGTTTTTTGACTTTAAATTTTTCTGTAACAAAATTTTCCGAAGCTTTCATAAAAGCATCGACTTCGTAAACTAATGCTTGAATGTCTTTTCTTGAAGCTTGATTAGGAGAGCCAAGAGGTCTTCCTGAAGTGCTGTTAGAAGATGGATTAGCAGTGGGAGAAGCTGAAACGTTAGTAGCAACAACAGGAACTCCACCAACAATTGGGTTATAATAACCCTTTTCTCTTTTCGAAACATAGTCTTCCTGCGCGGGCGCAAGCTCGCTTGGGTCTGGAAGTTTGCCCGTTTGAATTGATTCTACGCCTTGCTCTGGAGTTAAAATAGAAAGCTCCATTAAACGAGAAATAGTTCTCATGTATTGGGTTTCGTCTTTCAGGTCAATCTCTGTAAATTTAGCTGTAGGGTAAGAACGAAAGCCAAGGTCTTTTGAAATACGGACAATCTCTGGCTGAAGAACGTCGTTCAAAAATGAATTTCTGGCCTCTTTTAACCTCTCCATAAAAAAGCTAATTTTTGCATTTTGGCCATTGTATTTTTCTTCTCCAAGCATAACGTTCATCAAGCCCTCTTTGATATCTTGATTTAAGATTTTATACTTCTCTTCTCCAACAACCTTTTTAAGATCAGGAATAACGAATTCAGCTTTTGTTGTATAATCAGAAACAAGAACGCGACCAATGCTTTCGTTTGTAAAAAGATTTTGCATCGCAGTCATATTTGCTGGATTAATGCCGCCTTTGTCAGGCTCTGCACCCATCGTGATCAAAAGAATAACATTTTCAACTGTGCGAGAAATCGCTTGATCAATATGCTTCAATTCAATTTTCGCATTAACGTCTTCTAAGACAGGATATGCAAAAGGAATCGCGAATGGCTCATAATCTTGTTTTTTATAAAAAGAATAAAGCAAATATTGGGGATCGAGCTTCATTTTAAGCCCATCTCTAAAATATTCCTTGCTTTTAATTTGTTTTTGAACTTCTGGTGGAAAACCTTTTAAAAGTTCAACATCAGCATCGTCTTTTGGATTTTTTAAACGCTCTAATTCATACTCAGAAAGAACTTTTTCGTAAACGGCTTCCGCAAAAGAGCTTGAGATTTTTGCGACAATATCATAAGGATTAATCAATATATAGCGAAGAGGAACTCTATTATTCACAATCCCATTTTCGCTAAGCCCAGAAAGAAGCTTGAAATCTTCCGCATTAAATTTGCCGTCAATGCGATAATAAAAGATATTTCCGCTTCGATAATATTCGCGAAAATATTGATCTTTCATTTTCCAAAGCTTTATTTTCTTAAACCATTTTGTAAAAAATTCACGACTTCTTTCTGTGCCGCCTTCTAGGTAAACATCTGTATTAGCGAATTCAGTAGCAATATCAATCGTATTTCTAACGATAGCTACATTAGCATAAGCCTTTTGGCACAAAAGAATTGCATCTCTGACATCGACGCCATCTTTTGAAAAATCAAAAGGCAACATTCCTTGGCTTAAAAGAGCGTATCTACGAATATTGGAATCAGTACCGTTGGCTGGTATTCTACTTTTCGTAGAGGAAACAGTAGAAGACCTTGAGGCTTTGGACACTTCATTAAAATAAGAGCCTCCAACCAGTTTTGGCTCTGCCAACTGCAAACTTTTATTTTGAGTTTGTTTGTTTTTATTCCAATATTCGGATTTTTTAATATAAGAACGCGCCATTTTAATAATTCCTTCTGTTAAAAGTTACACACAAAAGCTCAAAAGTACTTTAATCTACTTTTATTTTACCTAGCAAAAAATGGCGTAAAAGTGGTAGAAGTACTTTGAATCTGACAATTCATCATGTCAAAATAGATTTTCATCATCCAGTTGCCCAAAACAAGACATGCATAAGAGTCTTTGCGGGCTTTTTCCGCTCCAGTTTGTCGTTTTAGCTCGGGAGGCAAATCAAAGCTTTGGTTGCCTGTTGCTGAAGTTGTGGGAATAATTAAAGAACATTGAGCTTTGACCAACTCTATCATATCTGCTTGGTGATCAACAAAATCTACCATTTTAGCTTCAATGCTTTGATTATCTTCTTGATCTCTTATGAATTTTAAATTTTTAACAGGTATTGATTTATTTTTTTGTCTAGTAAAATCATCATTTATAGCTTCTGCGCCAAAAAGAATTCTTCGGTGATCAAAATTCGACTGCAACAATTCATTACCATATCTAATCCAAGAACTAGTTGGCACTCTTAAATAACAAATTTTTTTTTGGTCTAAATTATAACTTGCCCTAGCTTTTCTAATTTCTGTTTGATAAATTTCAGGAGAATCAAAATCGGCTTCAAATGTTTTTATTTCAAATTTATTACTTTTAAATAATTCGCTTTCATTAATTGCGTTAATAAATTGAACGCCTCCATTATAGTCTCCGCAAATTGCAACAATATTAAAATTTGTCAAAAGATAATAAAAATATTCTATGTGCTTCTTTAAATTTGTGCCGGAAACGCCATAGTTGTGAACTAAAATCCCTCTTTGCGTTGTTTTGTCGAGCTTAATAACATTCATTGCAAAATCGTCAGAAGATTCATTTTCTGCCCAAGAAGGGTCAAAGCTAAGAATATACTCTGCGCTTTTATCGCCAGCCAATTCTATAGACTGGCCCTCTCCAGGTTTAATGGTGCATTCATGCATTTTGCTTAATTTAAAGTAGCCAGAAGAATCGTCCATGAATCTAGATCCGAATTCTCGCATAAATTGAGATTCAGACATTGTCGATTTAGCTTGAGTTAACAAGCTCTCATCGTAAAGCCCCTGCGGCGCAACGTCGTAAGAAAAATGTAAAATTGCTCTTGTAGCTCCTCCTTTCCCATCTCGCTCTGGAGTTACTATCAAAGATTCATATTGTTTATACAATCTATACATGTATTCGAATTGGTAAGAAGCAGAAGAAAGGACAATAATTTTATTGTTCGGCCATGCAAAACGTTCTTCTTCTTTCATTTCTCCTCTTTTTATCAATTCAGTTTCTAGATCATAAACTTCCTTTCTTTCTGTTGGATTTTGAACAACCGAAAGGAACGGGATAATAACTTCATTAAAAATTCTTTCTGGCATGAGCAAAAATTCGTCAATCATAATGCGGTGAAAACGAAAACCGCGAAGTTTTTCACCATCACCCAAAGGCAAACAAGTAATTTTGCTTCTGCCAATTTCCATTGTCCACTCATCTGAACTTTTACTAATTTTTGTAATGCATTGTTTCAGAAATACGGCATCAGGCTTTTCTGAAATTTCTTCAATTTTTCGAAAAATCATCTTCGCTTGACGAAATGTTTTACTAACAATTCCAATGTGTACGCCCTGATTGAGAATAGCGTCCAAAGAAGCGAAAACAGCACATGTAAAACTTTTAGACAAACCACGACTCCACACCATCATTGAATAATCCGTTTCGAACATGGTTTTGATTGCCAAATGCTGGAATGGAAACAGTTTGACGCCACATACCATTTCTGATGAAAAAGATATGTTAGCGCGAAGAAATTTATACAAAAGAATTTTTGCATCTCTTTCCTCTAAGAACCCTTTTTGGGCTAAAATTTCTTCGTTTACCTTTTCGAAAAGATTTTGTCTTTTTTGATTTCCTTCGATCCAAGCCATGATAAATCCTTATCTATAAAATATTGAAGGTCTGTTTCCCAGAGTTTGTTTCCCAAGCAAAGAAGCTTTGGGATCAAAACTTCGCTATTAGATCTACTTCCAGAAAAAATAAATTGACAATGACCAGCAAACTCGTGCTGTAAAATTCTCATGTTATGGTATATAAACTTTAAATTGGCTTTATGAGATTTGTATGAATTATTTGCCTCTATATTTTTTAAACTAGACTCTACCACAATATACAAATAAGAGTCCATTTCAACGCACCTTATTAATTCTCTTCTAAATCTTTCTAGATTTTCTCCGACAAAAGTACTTTTGAAGTCTCCTTCGGATTTTCTATCTACGAAAGTCTTTGTATAAAAATCTCCCCCCGTTGTGTAATCCCCGAAATCCAACTTGACCTCTCTTTGGTTTTTAAATTTTAAAGGTTTTTGCTCTCTAGTATCAATAAAAATTGGAGCTGCCGAGTAATCAAAATAAAAATCCTTGGTAAGACCTCTGGCAAAAATTGGTCTGACCCCCACTTGATCGCAAGCGTTCCAATAAGCTCCAAAGTGCTTCTTGTATAAATCTATTGATGGAAGATTATGAGTTTCCAATTCAAGATGATTTGGACCGAAATCTAAATCTTTGTCTTTGATTCTTTTTTCTAAGAGGTTCTTAATATAAGGCTTGACTACTTCGTCTGGCTGCGTTTCGCACCACCTCAAAAGCTGATCTCTATTGTCAAAGTCGCGATTGAAATATTCTTCTTTATCTTTAAAAG